CGCAGGCGGGCGAATTTTAGCGGAAAAATTGCTGTTGTGTGCAGAAATGTGGCAGGAAATTGTTAATTTTGCACCACGTTACAAGGAAAACATCCGGTAACCGGTTGCAGCCCTTGCAGTAGTGAGCCTTCGTGTCCGCGCGGCTGGCGGTAACGCTAACAATGGTGCGAATGCAGGTGCGTTCTACGTGAATGCGAACTATGCGGCTTCGAATGCGAATGCGAACTACTCGTCGCCCCTATACTTGCACGAATAAAAATTACATTGCGATAAAGGGGCTGGACCGTGCCACTTGGCAAAAGATAACATGAATGCAGAGGATGCCGGTAGGACCAAGGCAAAAGCCGTCAGGTGTTGACAGTTTCCGAAGCGTGCATAGCAGACCCAAAGACCCGATAAAATGACCCGAAGACCCAATGAAACGATACGGCTATTTGTTCGAGCGCATCTGTTCGCTTGACAATCTGCGTGCCGCCGCCTGTAATGCGGCACAAGGCAAGCGCCGGCGCGATGAGGTGCAGAAGTTTTTTGCAGACCTTGAAAGCAACCTGCAAGAGATACGCACGGAACTGCTTTGCCGGACTTACAGGACTTCACCTTATGAAGTCTTTATAAAGTACGAGCCCAAACGGCGCGAGATTTACAAACTGCCTTTTAAGGACAGGGTCGTGCAATGGGCCATTATGTTGGTCCTTGAGCCGATATGGACACCGCAGTTTACGGCAGACACGCATGCCTGTATAAAAGGGCGCGGCATTCATTCCCTGCTTAAACAGTTGCGTAACGACTTGGCGGAAGACCCTGAGGGGACACGATACTGCTTCAAGCTGGACGTGCGCAAGTTTTACCCGAGCATAGACCATGACATCCTTAAAATGGTCATACGCCGTAAAATCAAAGACCCTGCGGTTCTTCTGTTGCTTGACGGCATCATAGACAGTGCCCCGGGCGTTCCAATCGGCAACTACATTTCCCAATACTTCGCCAATCTTTATTTGTCAGAACTTGACCACCGCATCAAAGAGGTGGCCGGGGTGCGTTATTATTACCGCTATGCTGACGATATTGTGGTGCTGGCAGGAGACAAGGCGACTTTGCACGGTGTGCGTGTGTTCATAAACGACTACCTGAACACCGAGCGCAATTTGTCTATGAAAAGCAATTATCAGATTTTCCCGGTGGAAAGCCGGGGAATTGATTTTGTGGGCTATGTTACCTACCACACCCACAGCCTTGCACGCAAGCGCAACAAACAGGAGCTGTGCAGGGAGGTGGCGAAGTTGAGAAAAAAGGGAGTCCCCGAACCTGATATCATGTTGCGGACAGCTTCACGCGTCGGCTTCATGGTGCATTGTAACAGCAAACATCTATTAAAAATTCTTGGTATGAAAAAATTCAGTGAACTTGTGCCGGCAAAGACCGGCAACCTGACAGGTACGAAGTACCACATCGATGCAATCCTGAACCGTGAAATCCACCTTACAGGTTACACGGTCGCACCGTCAAAGCACAATGCGGAACCTTGCCTCACACTCCAATACGAGATTGAGGAGCCGCTAATGGAAGTAATGGCAGACGGAACGAGCCGCCACGTAATTGACGACCAGGGCAACCAGGTCAAAGGCTGGGTGCAGCATATCACTTTCACGGGCAGCCAGGCGCTAATACGCCAGTTGGACGGTGTGGAGATAACGGAACCGCTCAGGGCTAAAATAATAAAACAACCAATCGAACGGAATCGGTGCTTTTATAAAATCGTCGATCCGGACGATTAAAAAAGCAAATAAACAATGAACACAGCGACCTACACAGAAAGAAAAAAGTTTGTTAAGTATGATGAAAACCATGTGCTGCTTTATCTGAACGAGCAGCCGGGTGAAGTTACCGACCAGGAGACTGGCAAAAGCGTGCCGGGGTTCTCTTACACGGGCGACCAGCCGGACGGCGGCACATTGATTGAGGCGACCGGCGTAACTGATGAGAACCGACGCGACAAGTTTGTAGCTGGGCTTATTGGCTTTCACTACGACATTGACGCGCAGATCGCCACACTTGCCAACGGTGCAGACACACCGGAACACGCTGCGGAACTGGCGCAGTTCTCCGCATTGCGTGCGCAGTGTAAGGACGAAGTGGACGAACTTCTGGCACGAACCCTCTAACCTGTTCCGGCTATGGCACGAACAATAGAGGACATAAAAAATGGCATGACCGCAGAGTGGATAAAGCAGCCGGCGGTCATGTCTGCCTACGGGCTTGACGGGAAAAAGACTTTTAAGGACTGTTTCAGTGCGGCAAGCCTTGAAAATATCCTGTTCTATGTCTTTGCCTTTGCCGTCTGGTCGCTTGAGTCATTGTTTGATATGCACCGCCAGGAGGTGGAGCAGCTCATTGAGGAGCTGGAGCCCCACACCCTGCGCTGGTATGTGGCAAAGACAAAAGCCTATATGCAGGGCTGCAAGCTTGTGGCTGACTGCGACTATTACGACACAAGCGCAATGACCCCCACGGACATAGAAGCCGCCAAGGTGGTCAAATATGCCGTTGCCACAGAGAGCAACACGGTGGTATATATCAAGGTGGCCAGGCAGGACGCTGACGGTAATCCTGCAAAACTGACCGATACACAACTTGCCGGGCTTCGTGCCTATCTTGACGAAATAAAGGACGCCGGTGTCTCCGTGCAGGTGCGAAATGAGCCGGCAGACGACATGCAAATTTCCCTTGTGATTTATTATGACCCTACACTGCTGAGCGTGGACGGAAACGGCGCGGGCATACTTTCCGACGGCTCCGAGCCGGTGCGTGAAGCTGTGCAGTCGGTCATTACCGGTCTGCCGTTTAATGGCGTGTTCCGTAAAAGCGACCTGATGGCAGCTCTGCAAGCCCTTCCGTGCGTGGAGGTGGCGGACATCAAGAGCGTGCAGGTAAAGCCGCACAGCGCAAAGGAATATGAAACGGTTACAGGCTTCAACAGGCCTTACAGCGGCTATTACAGCATCAACAGCCTTACCGTGGACTACCAACCTTATAAAGCCGTTGAATGATGTTTGAAATAGACTTTAAGCGGCTTGTCGCCCTTCTGCTTCCCATGAGTCTGCGCCGTCCCCTTATCTTCGGGGTGTTGCGTGCCGGGGTCAGTGGAGTGGAACGGACTTACAAGGATTTTATGGCGGCGCGTAAGGATCATAATTTCCGCCTGACGCATAACGGGCAAGTCTGTTATTTGCAGGGCGTGTTAAACTACTGTTTCGGTCGTGGCTTCAAAATCGGCAGCATAAAGAGGGAGGGCGACTGGCTGTATGCCGTAACTGAAACAGGGGAAAACATCACATTGGCATCTACCGAGGAGGGAAAGGGGGTGCCGGTGTTATATAGCGAGCAGATGCTTAACGCTGCTCAAAATGATTTTGTGGTATTTGTTCCGGGCATCTATTGGACACGCCTGGAAGAAATAAAGGCAATGGTGGACAGATATAAACTCGTGACCAAGCGTGCGCACTACATCAAGACCAACAGCCTGTATTCCGTTATGCAGGATTTGGAGATAGTGACGACCTGGACCCCAGATGTGTTTAACCAATTAACAGCAACAAAATAATGAATACCGCAAGTTATACAAGCACGACTACTGCCACCGGTGGCGTCGGCAAATATCCGCTTTCAACCGAAACGCTGGACTTTATCCAATCACAAATAAAGCTGCTCGAATGTCTGGCAGGCATAGGCGGCAAAAATTACATTTTGCAGACTGACACCGGCGGCATAGTCGTCATTACCCAGAAGAACGGCACCCCTGAGGTTCTGGAACTGATGCAGAAGCCGGCATTTTCACGGTCGGTGAAATATGTGACGGTGATAACCGAAACAGAGGACATCAAGGCTGATGATGAGACATATCTGGAGGCACGCACATACCGCCGTGCCCAGTTCACGACAGCCAAGGGCGAGGAAAGTTACGACATCAACAGTTTTGCCAACGTGTCAGGCAAAGCGCTTGGAGCCTTCCCGAGCAACACCCTTTTGGCGGAGCAGATTAAGAACCTTCCCGCAACGGTTCTGGAGTACCTCAAAGACACATTGGCGCAGAAGCTCACAAGCAAGCATCTGAAAGGCGTAACCAAGGAGCAGATAAATAACCTACGCACAGCCTGCGTCCTGTCCTGCACCGAAAGCGTTGCCCTTTTCGGGGAGACAGACTACACCCTTGTAATTACCGAGCAAGGCAGCAAGAATGTAAGGCAGGAATTGATACAGGGCGACAATGTGCGTTATATCCGCACAGGAGACCGAACCACCTGGGGCGCATGGGAGCAGCAGACGGAAACGGCAATGCACCTGGAAGTTAAAATCGTTGGCACCACAGTTTACGTGCGTCATGGAGTTATTGGAACGGACTGCGACCTTGTGCTGCTGCGCAAAAAGAAGCGCAGCGCATGGCGTGCCACGGGAGGTGTCAAGGCATACGCTAAAAACAGGGGTGTCCGTAAAAAGAGAGCCGCCAAAATGCAGTATGTGCATTTCAAGGGCATACGGCTGAGCAAGGGAACGCCCGGCAAATGGTATGTACCCAAGTGCATAGCCGTTGCGGACAAAAAGGCAGACAGCAACCTCATAGGCAAAGAATTGCCAGGCTTGTGCGCTTCGTTGTTCTATGTCTCTGCTGATGGCTCTTTCCGCATTCAGGGTGTCCGCAAAAGAATAGTGCTGAAAAATGTGCCACACAAAAAGGGCGTGCAACATTCCGGATATGCGCCTATTGGCTTGCAGATAGCACGCCTTAACAGCGTTGGCGGCAAGGACAGCGGCGGTGAAATAGTGGGTATGAAATACAGAATAAGACAGCAGAAGTTCAAGGTAAAGAACACCATAAATTATGTGTTCCGTAGAACGTTCTCCGTTGAATAACCAAACGTAAGGGCATAAAAAAAGTGGGGCGGTAAACCTCACTTTTAAGTCCCTGCGGCCGAGGCACGATGTACGCACGTCAAAGTAGTAATAAAAACTATTGCTACCGGTCTGCTTAACACTTTTTGGAAGCAGTTCGCTTCACGGGATTAAACAGGAAGCAAAGGGACGGGGTTAAATCTTGCTATTCCCTCATTGCTTTCATGGAAAGGCTGCGGGGAACTCGGATTGAGCATTTTTCAGTTCCCCACGGTTGCGGGGAAACGAACGTCGCCGAAGCTAACAAACAGGTTTTTTAACGAAAATTCTAAACGGTGCATATCGGGCTACAAACGGACTTTTACTGGAGTTCTAACAGATGTTGCAAAGGTACGACTAATTTCTTTATACAACAAACAAAATACGAGGTAATTATGCTGAATGAGCAGGATTTATAAAAGTGCGCCGCTTCCTTTTATGGGGCAAAAGCGGTATTTCGTCCGGGCGTTTTCTGAAACGCTTGGAGCATTGGAGGGAAAGATTGACACGGTGGTCGATTTATTCGGTGGCAGCGGTCTGCTGAGCCATACCGCCAAAAAGGTGTTGCCCGGTTGCAGGGTCATTTACAACGACTATGACGGTTACTCGCAGCGTCTCGCACATGTCGAGCAGACGAATGAAATTTTAATGCTGATTAAAGAGCGGTTAAAAGGCGTTCAATCGAATGCCAGGTTAAGCGACAGACAGCGTGCCGATGTGCTGGCCATTGTTGAAAAATATGAAGCCGCCGGCTATGTGGACGTAATGACAATAGGCCGCTCGGTGCTGTTCAGCGGCAAATGGGTCAAGACTCTGGACGAACTGCGCAAACACACGATGTACAACCGTGTGAAGCCTGGCGGTTATGACTGTTCCGGTTATCTTGACGGTCTGGAAGTGGTCAGAATGGATTACAGGGAACTGTTTGCCAAGCATAAGGACAACAGCCGTGCGCTGTTCGTGCTGGATCCGCCGTATCTTACTACCGAGGTCGGCCAATATGAGAACTACTGGAGGCTCACCGATTATTTGGACGTGTTGAAGCTTACAAAGGGCACGAAATATGTTTATTTCACCTCTGACAAGTCCCAGATAGCTGAACTTTGCAACTGGCTGGTCTGCGAGTTCGGCGAAGCTGCGCCACTTTATGGGGCAAATAAGCAGGTGCGGACCAACACCCTTAACTACCAGGCGAAATTTAATGATATGATGATAACAAAGCTCTAACCTCATTCACAGGCGGAGGCAATAAAAAAAAAACCCGGCTTGTTTGCAGAATCCTACCTCATACAAACACGGAACACCCAAAGGGAGCAGCCGGGGGCAAAAAGCCTTCGTCTTCCCTTTGGGTGTTTCAATATGAGGTAGGAGTTGCAAAGGTACAAATAAACTGCTGAATGACAATATATGAGGTCTTGAAATTTATCGGTGAGCCATTGGAAAGGCTTACAAATGCAGGAATAAAAACAGGTGATTACAAATATATTGCACTTTATGAGGATTACCGGAAAGCCCTAAAAACAGGTGAAAAGGTGGGTTATATCGTGGCGGTTCTTGCGGAGCGTTACGGCGTGAGCGAGCGAACCGTTTACGATGTTGTAAAGCGGTTCGGTCAGGACTGCAAACCCTTTTCAGTGTGATATTGCGCAAAACTTTGTGTGAGGTTCATAAACGGCCTAATTTTGCGCCTACGAATGGAAAACAAGTATTATCAAATCTTAGACAAGATATTGCGCTGTGGGAAGAAACAGAGCAATAAAAAGGGCGACATTATTTATCTGCTTAATGAGCAGCTTTCTTTGTCGCCTTCTGACCTCTTGAACATCTTTGAGGGTCATAACATAGCACGCAAGAAGTTGCGCAGTGAATTGAGCCTGTTTATGCAGGGAGAAAGAGACCTGAGCAAGTACAGAGAAGCCGGGATAAATTGGTGGGATTATTGCGGGCAAATTCTCATTAACAGTTATCCTACTTACTTTGAGAAGCTGCCGGCTTTAATCGCCCAAATCAACAGGGAGAAACGCAACAGCAAAAATTATGTGCTGTTCTTGGGCTCGACAGGTGCAGAAACCAATCAAGCACCTTGTTTAAGCCTTATTCAATTCCAGATTGAAGACGGTGAATTGGTTTTGTCAGCCTATCAAAGAAGCAGCGATGCAAACTTAGGTTTGCCTGCTGACATTTACCATTTGTATTTGATAACGCGACAAATTGAACTGCCTTTGAAGTCAATAACGCTGAACCTTGGAAATGTTCACATCTACGCAAACAACGCAGACAAGACGCGCGAACTTCTGGCAGGAAATGAAGCGGTAAAGTTTGAATTGAACGTGTAAACAGACGCAAGAGAAAAAGAAACAACGCTGATTAAAGACCTGAAAAAGTGGCTTTTAATCAGCGTTTATTTTGTGTTTAGTTTTCTAATTCTTTCCAATCTTCTAAACATTGGAAAGAATTGCTGTGAATTGAGAAGCGAAAAAAGAGAAGTTTTGCTCGTTTCGTTTTCAGATTTTGCACATTTCGTTTTTGCGATTATACCATATAAAGAAAACCAAAGCTATAATAGATAAAGAAGAAGTTTGCAAAGACCTTAAAAATGACATCGAAAAAATCATTGACATCAAATCGTGTTTAGGACTTATCGATGGAGAAAGAAAGTTGTTGCAACTTTCGACTAAACCAAAAATGATGATTATATTGGTATACAGGGGAAAACAAGAAAAAGAACAGTTGGAAGAGCAAGCACGCATTGCGATTGATGAAGCTAAAAAGATAGGCATGTGCGCACCTTTGATAAAAAGCTATGATTTACAGATAACTTTAAAATGAATATCACGATTCATAGGGGGGCCAATCAAATTGGCGGTTGTATCACGGAAATCTCAAGTGATAACTGTAAACTCTTAATTGATTTTGGAAGCAATCTTCCTGGAAATCAAAAAGCAGAATTAACAGAAAAACAGATTTGTGATATTGCAGGAAGTGCCGATGCGGTTTTCTATACCCATTATCATGGAGACCATGTGGGTTTGCACCACCTGATTCCGGCCAGTATCAAACAATACATAGGGAGTGGAGCTAAAGACATCATGTTGTGCAAATATGATGTCTTGAATAAACATGGCGATTATGGTAAGGAAATAGAAATGGTGAAAAGAATAAATACTTATCGTGCCGGACAGCGTTTTGATATTGGCGGCAAGGGTGAGATATTTCTGACTCCCTATTTCGTCAGTCATTCAGCTTTTGACGCATATATGTTCAAGATAGAATGTGAGGGAAAGAAAATACTTCACACAGGCGACTTTCGCCGGCATGGTTATCTTGGAAAAGGTTTATTTCCTACACTAAAAAAATACGTGGGTGAAGTTGATATTCTAATTACGGAGGGCACTATGCTCGGCAGAAAACAAGAAAGCGTAGTGTCGGAGAATGAAATTCAACAGCATATCACTAAAATACTGAAAGAGCATAAATATGTCTTTGCTCTGAGTTCATCTACTGATATAGACAGACTTGCTTCGTTTCATGCTGCATGCAAAGAGACAGGCAGGGTTTTCTTTGTAGACAAATATCAAAAGAGCGTCCTTGACGTATTTTCAAAATATGCAGGAAAGCACTCTTCCCTGTTCAACTTCAATGCTTTTGAATTAGTAAATTACAGAACTTCAAATGTAAAACAGAAGTTAACGAGAGAAGGTTTTCTTATGCCTATACGCATAAACGGCTATCATTTGGTGAAAAATATGCTTGATGTATATAATGATGAAAGTGCTTGGCTTATATATTCCATGTGGGGAGGGTATGCCGAAGAAAACAAAAACTATACAATCGAAAGTGTGATAAATATCCGAAACCTATTTAAAGAGCGCTTATTTGATGGAACAAAAGACTATGTACACACAAGCGGACATGCAGATATACAAACTTTGGCGGATGTATGTAAAACTGTCAATCCCCATATAGGTGTAATCCCCATCCACAAAGAGGAAAATACTGTATACGAATCACTTCCCAATCTGTCTGAATATAAGATTTTTCACGAGGGGAAAACAATTATCAAAAATATCTCAATTTTAATACAATGAAAATATTGCAAATATCAGACACTCATAATCGACATCAGCTGTTGGCTCATTTGCCTATTGCAGATGTGATTGTGCATTGTGGAGATTTCACGGAATATGGAACTGAAAAAGAAGTCCTTGATTTTCTCAATTGGTTTATAGAGTTACCATATCGTCATAAAATATTTGTTACTGGAAATCATGATCTTTGTCTATGGGATGCTGAAAGCATAGAAGATTTACCCGACAACGTGCACTTTCTTCAAGACCGTGGATGCGTGATAGATAATATTGTTTTCTTCGGGCTTGCTTATAACCACCGTGTAAGTTTGATTCCAGACAAGGTTGACATACTTATTACGCATGAACCTCCCAGCATGATTTTAGACAAAAGCCATAATACCTATTGGGGAAATGTGCTTTTACGGGACAAAGTATTTAAAGTAAAACCTTATTATCATTTATTCGGGCATGAGCATAATAATCAAGGTGTCGTTAAATATAAAAATACGGTATTTGCAAATGGAGCAATTCTTGATGACCAATATAATTTGAGAGAGAAATACAATCTCTTTACATACAGATAATTGGAAATTAAAATGAAGAGTTAATAGGCAATTATTTATTTCGGACGAAGACTCCTTTCGTACATTCGTTGCATTAAAACCGTTGATTTTATTGTTATTTCAGGAAATCAACTGTAATAGTTTTTATGTTTAAATATTATAGTTGCATTCACTGACGAGATGCCAAGAAAGCATATCAAAGCAGAATACAGCAACAAGATCGGTTGGCAATTCGTTACCTCAAAATCGGGCAATCTACCCAAAGTCCTTATTATAAAATGGATAAGGATTATATTCCAACATTACACAAAAACTTTGAAAAAGGCGAGGTTATTCAATAGAAAGGTGCGGGAGGCGCAAAATGTTTATTTTTTTATGCGAAGACGGATGATTGTGCAGAAAAAGGCGATTTGTGATAATATTTCTTCAGAAAAATTCGCAAAAAATTGGCAAATTGATAGCAAATTTCTATATTTGCACATCTAAAAAGAAGTAATAGGAATTATTTATTTCTTTAAATATATTTTTATGAGAAAGTTTACTTATTTATTAACAATGTTGGCTCTCGCTTTAGGTTTTTCTGTTGCGAGAGCCGACGTGGTGACTCCTTATGCCTATGATTTCTCAGGTTTGGGGTCGGGAAAATTGGTGTCGTCGTTTGCCCCTCCGGGTTGGGCGCACTATGTTGACAGGTTTCAAGCCGACTCTTGGAGCACGCCTTCGTTTGTCGAGTACGTCGCTCAGGAAACGGGCGGTTATGGCGATGACGGCGCATGCTTGAAGGTCGGCTCTCAAACTCTTTATGATTCTTGGGGCGAGAGCTCGCAGACAATGACCGACATGATTGTGACTCCTGCAATTACCGGAGATGCAAGCATCTACGTGAAGCAGAGCGCTGCTGAAGGTTCGGTGTCATTCTACACCTGCACAGTTGCCTCCAACGGCACTGTGACTAAGGGTGACAAGTATGAGGTGACTGTTCCTGCACTCAGCACCGACGCTTGGACAAAGGTGGAGCTTCCTAATGTTGCAGCAGGCACACGCCTGGGCATCTGTGGCGACGAAGTGCTCCTTGACGAGTTCTCGGCAGCGAGTGCCGATGTCGTTCTGAAAAGGGAAATGTTAATCCTTTCGTCGCCTACAATGATTTCTTCGGGCGACCTTTGTGCTGACGCTGACGGAAATGTTCAGGTGCAATTCAAAGCCAAAATCAAAAACTCTGGTGAAGTTCCCTTGGCTGTAGGCGAAGAAGGCTACACAGTGTCTTTATATGACAACACTGACGGTGTCGCAGTAGGCGAACCAGTACCGGTTTCGTTCCCTCTTGCCGTTGGCGAGTCGCAATATCTTGAGGGTACAGTAACTATGGCCGTTACGGAAAACTACCGTCATGGCTTCCATTTGAAAGAAAATATTTCGGGCGTAACGACTTATTTAGGTTGGATAGAGGTGTTCCCTCACGCTCCTGTGTTTACTTTGGAGGACAACTTGTCGCACGTTGTGGAGAACGGCTCTACTGTCGATTTCCAGGTGATGCAGGCAAGCACCAGCAAGGTGCTCGTTATAAGCAATGCCAAGGGCGGCGCTCCGCTGACAATCAACAGCGTAAGCGTTCCTGAAGGATTCTCGTATAAAATCAGCGCTACGGAGAAGGGCGAGGCTGCAACATTCCCTTATGAAGTGGCAGCCCTCGGAAAGGCTTATCTCACTGTGACTATGGATGCGTCTGTGGTTGGCAAGCGTTCTGGAAACATTGTCATCACTCCTGCCGACGGTCAGGGTGATGTATACACTTTGGCTGTGACTGGTGAGATTGTTGACCCGTCGAAGGTTTACATCAACTTCAACGACCAGAAATTCCCTGCCGGCACCTACATCGAACTGTCTTCAGGACAAAAGAAATGGAAAGTGTCTAACTTCTCTTATGGCGAGAACGGATATGCCGCTACAAGCGACGAGGTGGAATTGTCAAAATTCGTGCTTCCGAAAATCCGCTTGGCTGAAGGCGAACACATGACTTTCGACGCCAACAAGCGCAATGCAACATCGAAGCTCAATGTCTACTATTCTGCAGACCGCAAGAATTGGATTCAGGTGAAAAACATCACCATCGACAATTCCGACGATGCAAACTGCTTCGCTATGGGAACATATCCTGGCGGATACTACGACAACTTCATGTACAAGACGTTCACTCTTGACAACATTCCTGCCGGCGACTGGTATATCGCTTTCGAGGCTGGTTATGCTCGCGTGGACAACATTATCGGCGGTTCATACCTCGACACTCCTGACTACGAGGCTGAGCTTGGCAATGTGAAGATTCCGGAAACAGCAATGGTCAACCATGCTTCGACTGTTTCGTTCGACGTTGCTTCTTTCGGTAAGAAAGACATCGAGGAAGGTGTTTGCACGGCAAAATTCTATATCGGCGAGGACTTGATCGCCGAGAAGGCTCTCCCGGCTATCGCTTCGGGTGAATATGCAAGTGTTGAATTCCAGTTCACTCCGCGCAAGAATGGCGAGTTCGCTGCCAAATTGGTTGTCGACGGCGGTGTTCAGATTGAAAGAACTGCAACCATCACTGTTGCCGCTGAGGAAGTGGTAGGCGAGGCTGTTGTCGGCAACTGCACTACAACTGCCAACGACATTCCTTTGCAACTCAACTACTACAACTCGCAGTCGGAAATCATCTATCCTGCCGACATGCTCAACATTCCTGCAGGAACTGAGCTCAAGAGCATCACGTTCCTTGGTTATAAGAACGCTTATAGCAACAAGGAAATCACTTCTAATTTGAAGATCTGGATGGAGAACACTGATGCTACTTCTCCGAAACAAGATGAATGGTATCAGTCGGAGTCGATGACTCAGGTTTATGCCGACACTTATGCTGTAGCGGCTGTCATTGGCAGCAGTAGCGACCATCAGCCTATCATCAAGGTGACGTTCAACACTCCGTTTACCTACACTGGCGGCAACTTGCGCGTGACGGTTATGTCGTCGGCAGAGCAGTATTCAACAACCAACTTCGAGGTTGACGGCGACCATGCCGCTCTTGCGGCTATCCGCTATGCCGATGGCGCGCTTTCTGGCACGATGACATTAAAACCGCTCCCTGTAACGGTGTTCGGTTTCGACAAGGAGGCCTCGGTGTTCAGCGGTGTGGTTACTTCTGCAGCCGACAATGCTGTTGTTGAAGGCGCCGAGGTGAAACTCGTGAGCGACAATGTTGAATATTCAGGCACTACTGATGCTGAAGGTAAGTTCAACTTCATCGTGGTTCAAGACGGTCTCGAATATAATCTGACTGTTTCTAAGGAAGGATTCTTCGCTGATCGCGAGAAAGTGAATATGGGAGGAACTTCTTTTGTTAAGAATGTTGCTTTGAATGTGGCTCAGGGCTTTAACGTGCTGAGCGCCGACATCCCTGAAAACGCTGAGGTAAACAGTGTCTACAAGGTTGTGGCTCGTGTTGAGAACGGCGAGGCTAAAGAGGCTGGCTCTTATAGAGCGGAATTGTGGATGGGCGACGGTGTCGTTGCCACTGCCGAGACTCCGGCTCTTGAGGCAAGCAAGGAATACGACTTCGAATTCTCTGTAATCCCTCACGCTGTCGGCGCTGCCGAGACTTTCGTCAAGTTTACGGCTGAAACTGGCACTGCGGCGAGCGAAACAGTAAATGTGACTGTAAACAAGGAGAAGGGCAACGCTGAAGTCCTTGTAGGAACTCCTACGGAAACGGCTACTGCCGGTCCTGCCGACTTCTTCTACAAGTACTCAAAGACAGAGATTATCTATCCGAAATCGCTCATCAATCTGCCTGCAGGTACGAAAATCAACGAAATCCAGTTCTTCGGAACGCACTCTTCCAAGAACATCACATTCTCTGTAGATGCTTGGATTGGAAATGTGGCTGAGGGCACTGCTCTCATGGGCGAAAGCACAGAAGGCTTGACTAAGGTTGCCGACAAGATGACGGTTGACCACAGTGAGGCTGTCACAGCAGAAAATATCAAGAGTGTTGTTACTTTGACATTCCCTGATGGCTTTGTTTATGACGGTGGCGACATCCGCCTCTTCTTGACTTCTGCCGGAACTGCATACAACAGCACATCGTTCGAGGTGGACAAAAATGTAGAGGGTCAGGCTCAACAGGCTAAGAAGGATGATGAGACTCAATTTGCAACGGCGTCATTCAGTGATATCAGCCTTCCTGTGGCACACTTCA